CACATAAATTTCTGCTTCTGTTAAAGCAGTAGTAAAGTCTGGGCATGTTTGAGTAGACCCTACTGGGTACAGGTGTACGTGTACGGTCATGGGTGATTATGCAATCCTAGTAATAGTTACTGTGGTTCCCGCTAGGAAGTTAGTATTACCACTATTCGATGTAGCATCGATGGTAATGTCCCAAGAACTTCTAACTAACCCCACCCACTCAAAGGAGACGGGTTTTGATTGATGGCTAATAAACGATCCCCCCGTAACAAACAGCCCTGTAGCCCCTCCTACTGCGGTTCCGTTAACCTTGATATTGATAGCTGTGTTTGGATTTGATGTAGAGTTGTATACTATGGCATTTAGGTTAATTTTGTAAATGCCTTGAGTGTCTCCAACATTCCACTTGGCCGTTCCCCCATCTCCCGTAGCAATAGTATAGCTCATAAGGGTATCGTCACCCGCCGCTGCGCCATCAGGAATACTCTTAACTATTTCAATATCTGATGCAGTAGTGATTCCGTTTCCAAGAGTGGTTAGGTTTCCTGCCGAGGATTGAGTTCCCGCAGTACCAAATCTAGTCCAAATAAATTGCCCATGGACGTGAGGGATTCTTTGCACACCTAACGATGTCGCTATTGATCCATCATTATCAACTGTGTTGGCAGTTGGGATGCTTCCAACCGTCAAGTTAGAAACAGTTGCCGTTGAAACCGTCAAGTTCAACGCAGAGGCAGTCGTTGCATTTAAATTCACAGCAGATACGCTGGCAGATGAGACACTAGTGGTTGCATTAAGGATGGTTCCATTTAAAGCCCCTGTCATAGTGCCGCCTGCTTTAGGCAAAGCTGCAACGGCCACGTCTACTACAGCCGTTAACACACCGTCTCTGGTTGCAATGTCTACACCATCAACTGTCCCAGTTACAGCAATATTCCCAGGTACGTGTAGGTTTGTAGCTGTAAGATTTAATGCTGAGGCATTTGTTGCATTCAAGGCTACAGCGGATATGCTAAGGGAGGATACGGAACCTGCTCTTAAAGCGTTATCGACAACTAATGTAGCCATCGGACGAGTACCATCTGAGAGAACATACTGAGTATGATCATCGTCGCCCAGGCCAGCTAATATGCCATGGTCGCATGCAGACAAATCATTACAAGAGAACGCTGTTCCTCCCCCTCCAACTATGAGGGTAGAGGGAGCGTATATGCCACTAGAGAAAACTAAAACTTGCCCCTGAGCGGGGGCAACATTAGCAACATCATCGAGGTCTACTGAGCTAAAGAGTACTTCAATTAACTTATTTGCGTTATTGTTAGTATCGTAGCCAATGGTTAATGGATTTCTATCTGCCATTAGTTATCCTTTTAGCTCTTGTATTGCTCAGAATCTACTTCGTCTTTATCCTCATCATCCTCATCGTCATCGTCATCATCATCCTTCATGATTCCAGACAAAAGGTCTTCAAGCTGGTTTAAGGCATCCATTATTTCGTTATCTTCCTTAGGAGCTTCACCTGAGTCTTTAATATCACCTTCTGGAGGCATGGTGTCCTCATCTTGCTCTTCTTCCTCTTCGGGCAATTCCTCACCCTGTTCAGGCGGCAATTCCTTAGCAGCATCATCCTTCACTTCCTTAGCAGCAACGTCTGCATCTGCCCCTGGAGGAGCGGCTTCCGCACCACTATCCATGGGGTCTTCAGAACCCAAGTCAGGTGTACCTTCCATGTCCTCAGTTTGATCGTCAACGTTTTTGTCGGCTAAGTCAGCTAGTTTTGGCGACAGCATTTTTAAGACTTGTCCAATCTTACCCAGATCTTCTGCGACTCTGGAGAAGTCCATGTAGTCCATGAGGCTAGCTTCATTTAAAGAATCTAGGCAATCGGCCTCAGAAAAAACTTCATTTAAGAATTCAGCTAAATCAATAGTTTCTGCACCATCTTTATTAATTAAAGTATTAGCAAATTCAGTTAAGGTTTTACTCAGTAAAGAGTTCTTAGGGGTCACACTCGCCAATTCCTTAAGGATTGAGGACTCAGTTACCGCTAAACTTCTAAAGGTAGGAACCTCTGTTAATTTTTTAATATCAATACCATACTTGTCATTTAACGTATCAATTACATAAGCCTTGACAGGCTTCTTCATACGGTAAACATCCCCAGCAAAAGTATTAATATCACGGGGCTTAACCGAGGACTCATTCAAATCTAGTGAGTTCTTCAGTATTCCGGTGATTTGTTTTTTAGTAGCTAAAGCAAAGTAAGGAACCTCAGTTATCGTTTGTGCTACTTGATGACGAACTGCTTCCTCATCGCTTTCAAAGATCATTGAAGCAAGCTCTTGAACTTCAGAGTTATCAACCCAAATGTTATCAAACGACTGCTTTGCCTCTAACATTTCTTTTTGAACTAGTTCTTTTCTGCATAGGTATTCGTAAAGGTCAACTTTACCCTTAACAGAAACTGTAAAGCTCTTGTTCTCTTTAAGTTGATCAATTTCCATTTTGGGGAGATCAAAAGAGGTAGCAACAAGAGCCGTCAACTTCATGCCGTTTCGGATTGATGGAGTCTGGGAGGTCTGCTTATTATCCTTAAGGAACTCAATAAGTTGTTCCTTGAGTTCAGCTAGCCTACCGAATTCCTCAGAAGATACGATAGAAGTTTGCTCTCCAAACCTGCTGGTCTTCTCCTGAAGTCTAATTTTTATTCTATCGTAGGATAGTTTAGTCTCATAAAGAGAAAGTATTTTATCGAACGACCCCTCCGCTTGAGGGTAATCGGACTCTAAAAGATTCGAAAGTAGACCAGAGATCTTGTTATTAACAGAAGACTCATAAATCTTTTTATCCTCTAGGACACTGGCATCTTCAACTTGAATCTTAGAAAGTTTCAGGGATGGCTCAAAGGAGTACTTACCACTAATAACATTTCCAGTTTCAGTTAAGTAAGTAACGACACCGTCTTCAACGCCGAACATCTCGACGTTTTCTCTTAAAGTTCTAGCTAAGTAATCACCAATTTTAATTAGGTTACTAAACTCTTTACCGCGATTTTCAATAAGATTCGTTAACATGATATAAACTTCATCAAAATTATTTAGACTACTGTTCCCTGTCTTGTTTGTTAAAATGCTTGCTACCTTCGAAGGATTCCAAGAGAATTAACAATTCATCATCACACCCTGCTTCAAGAGCTAAGGACTTCATCGCCCCGAAATCTATTTCCACAGACTCAGCAACTGGAGGAGCTTCAGGAGGTATCTCACCACCTTCAGGAGGTACCCCGCCAGGAGCACCCCCCATACCCATCGCTTGTTGGCCGAATACAGGATTACTCATATCATCCTGTAAGCCATTTTCGATATCTTCAATCTCATTATCAGCAAGCTGATAATAGTCTTTGTAGATTTTTTTCATTGGGAAAATACCCAACCCTTTAACAGCCTGAACAATTCTGGTCTTTTGCTCATCAGTTTCAAGCTGTCTCTTAATTGCCATGTCTGAAGGAGCAGGCAATTTAATTTTTAAATTATCAATGAGAACGCTAGGGAATCCTCGAAGCATCAAGTGTCTTTTTGCCAGAGTCTCAAGTCCAATCTCAATAGACTTTTGAATTCTAGTGATAACTCGGGCGAACTTAACGTCTAATTGTGATAAATTAGCTTTCCGCTCAGGATTGTTGTCTTTTTCAACAATGTAGTCCTTGGGAATCTTCAAAGCCGCAAGAAGCTTATCTCTGAAATACTTAACATCATCAACCTCTCCGAGGTTCTCAGCCCCCTTCAAGGTGTCGATCTTAGTTCCAGAACTCTTACCATTGACGGCAATGTAAAAGTCTTCATCGGCTGCGAGAGCATTAAAATTTTCTTCAATGTTTCCCGTTTGAGAGTTATAACTCTTTCGCTTCTTAAACTTATCCATTTGCTTTTTAATATGCATTTCGGACTTAGAAGCGGGAAGTGAACCAGTGTCAATGTAGAAGATACGACGTTCAGGGGCACGAACCAGACGATAGATGAGCATGGCATCTTCCATCATCTTAAGGCTCTTATACGTCACTCTGGCGGCAGCAGCTATGGATTTACCGTAAGGGTAATGAGTTGGGTCTGATGTATGAAGTCTAAAGTGAACAATCTGACCTGGGTCAAGATTTATCATATGGGTGTCATCTAAACGAGGACCAATGCTCCCATAACTAGACCAGTCGTTTTTCTTGGGAACTTCTTGAATAAATTCCTTAAGGTAACCAAACTCATCCTCCAATCTAAAGATAAAGGCCGGGTTAAGGATCTTAATTCTTTGAATACCTCTTTTAGCGTTATTTAGATCAATAATGGTCTCAATGAACATGTCCCCATACTTGACCACATTTCTTGAGATATCCCAAAGATACCTAGTCATGTTGACCTGATCAAACATTTTGGAGACTTCCTTTTTGACCATCTCATCGTCGGTCACAATCTTCCAAGGAGTCCCGTCTATATTCTCTTGGGTGCAATCGTCACTGTAAATATCAAAAGCAGAAGATATCTCAGGGTATCCGTCCATATCCTCATACTCTTTGTACCTCTTCTTACGATCATGTTCTACTTGGGGAAGGATCGGATAGAACGTTTTCTCATGGTTGAATTCGGATGCAATCTTAATAACATCTTTATTCTGGACTGCGTCCCCTTGCATGGGCTTAGGTGCGGATACACTCCTTTTCGTAACAGGATCAATGTATTGGTCATCCTTGATGTCCTCAACTTCCCTTGCAAAGAACTTTTTAAAGAACCTGCCGATTAACCCGTAAGGTTTATTGTAAGGTTGCTGAGGGTCTGAAAACTGTGTAAAGCCTTCTGCTCCTTCTCTTATTTTCCTATCAGCCATTTAATATTCTCTTCTGTTAACCCATCCGTGGAGGTGGCTACCTTATATGTATAAGCGTTCTGTATG